TGGTGTTAGAAATTTACTTGCAATTACTTTTTCTAATTCTTTATTCGGTTCCATAGAGTTCCAGTTTATCTGTAACAAACTTTCTAATGTATTCGGTAAGAAGTTTGATGTACTTTGATTTGTTTCGTTCTTCGTAGACGACGCATTCTCCATTTTCACAAGCCATAATGATTACAAATTTTTTGACCGGAATACCAGTCATTTCATACAACATACAACCATATGCTGCACATTGAACAAAATAGTTTTCGATCCAATTTCTTGGTTTCGGTTTTTTAGAAGTCTTAAAGTCAATTATTGCTAATTCACCCTCGTATTCTGCAATACAATCGACGGTTCCAGCAATTCCTAACTGCTTACTATATAGGGAAGTTTCCAGAGCATGAATATTATCAATATTCTTTAAAGTTCCCTTAGAAATCTTAAATAAGAACTCAGAGATAGGAGGAACTTTTAGTAACTCTATATTCTTTAGGTGACACTCAGTGAGACTATGAAAATCGGTTCCACGACGTGTTGCAGCCTTTGTGACTCGATCTGCTTCTTCATCACCAACTCTTTTTCTCCATTTAACAAAAGTCTCCTTATTATAATGACTGGTTACAGAAGTAATCGAGACCAGTCTTAGGAGTTCTTCTTCATGGGGAACAGAATAATATCTGACTCCATCAATAGTCTCCCTCTCAAGTTGAGGAAGATTTAAATCAACATGATTAAACATTAAGACCTCATTCTACCAGTATTATAACCGATTGGTATTTGTTCGTCAACAGGTATAAGTTTTTATTCAACACCATTATTAATCCAAATTCTTTTAGGGCGATTTTTTGCTTTTTAGACTTATAATTACAAATTAATTCCCAATTCATTTTTTGCCATTAGATATTCTTTAACAAGACCAGATCTACATACATCATCTATTCCAAACTCAATTATATCAAAAGATGGCATTTTTCTAACAATATTCATAAAATCCATAATACCATTCTTTTCATTCATTTTAGTAAGGTCAGACTGGGCAGCATCTCCACAAAAACAAATTCTACTATTTTCACCAACACGAGTAATAATTGAATCCAATTCGTGCCCATTAAGGTTGGAAAATTCATCTACAATAATTATAGCATTATCAAGAGTAGTACCTCTAATAAATGATGTGCTCCAAAATTTGATTGATTCCTGTGATTTAAGATTGCCATACAACATCTCAAAATCAGCATCAGAAGGCATCTGGAACATATACTTTACCATATTCTTATATGGTATTTGATAGATGTCTGCCTTATCTTCATGAGAACCAGGAAGAAACCCGATCTCTCTGGTTGCTACAAGAGACCTCACAAGGTATATTTTCTCATAAGGTGTATTCTCGTCTAATACATCTTTAAGTGCATTAAAGAGGGTTATAAAGGTCTTTCCTGTCCCTGCACAACCATATGCAACTAAATGCTTTCCTTCCTTATAAGAGTCAAACAGTCTTTTTTGATTATCATTAAGTGGGTCTATATCCACTAAGTATGAAGAACTTAATGGTTTTTTCTTTTTCATTTGCTTTGCAGTTAGACCAACTCCAATGGGTCGATCATTCGCAGATGCTCTTTTTCTTCTTGCCATTAGATTTTAGATACTTTAGAACCTGGTGCTTTTGATGCCTTATTTAAAACCTCATTCCATCCAGGATTTCTTGCTACGAGTTTATCTCTCCATTCTCCTACTTCTGCAGGTTTGGGACAAGTAGAAGGATCTGACCAGTCACGAATCCAATCACTATTTTCTTCGCACCATTTTGGCCATTCATGAACACTCAGAACTATTTCCTTTTGTTCACCAGTTTCTTTATTAATAATCGGATATGTTGCCAAAATTTCCACCTCTTAATGATGTGTTTATGTAAGGATAATTTATTTATGGACTTAGTTTTGCTCTGTGAAGACGCTTAGTTTCATAATAATCCCAAACTTCTGGTGCCCATTCTTTAATGATAGGACACATCTGTTCACAGAGTGCCTGAATCTCAAGTTGTGCATCAAGTTTTGACCGAAGATCAAGAAAGTGCAATACAGAACGAAGGTTGAATGAAACTACAAAGTCCTGACGAATTCCTTGTGGAAGGTAATCACGGATGTGTTCTTCTGATGCACCAATTTCGTGATAATCATTTGCATACTCTTTACATGCAGCAAGAGCAAGTCCCAGTTTCCTTTGACGATTTTCTTCTGTCCAATCATACTTCTTACCCTTACGATTGGTATAGAACCCCGCAGGACGCACATAGAAGACATCTTCAGGACTTAGTTCACCTTCTGCAACTTTAAGAACACGTTTCCCAGTGTATCGTTGTGACTGCACATCAAAACTTACACCAACACGATGAGTTCTTGCCTGAACCATCACATTATGAACATAACCACTTACATTCATAATCAATCCAGTATGTTCCAAAGGACCATAATGACCTCTATCATTTGCAAGAAGTTGCTCTACAACCCACTTTCCTGCCTTTTCTTCATCTGGAGGTGTTTTTGTGTAGATTGGATATTCTGAGTAATCTTGCTTTCCTGCATACCATACAATCTGTTGAGGGTTTGGAATTGCTCCAAGTTTTACAACCTTAAGATTTTTATCCATCCCAAGAAGATCTTTTGATTTTACTGGTTTCATTTTCCAAATCCCTTTGAGTTCTTTTTATCTATATCAACAATCCGTTGTTTTACCGAACGCAATTGTGATTTCATTTCTTTGATTCTTTCTTCACTATAGAGATAATCTTTCTCTATCAGTCTTTCAAGTAATTTTACCAGTTCTTTTGCTTTTTTTGTTTCAGTCATTTTCTTCCTCAAAGACTTCATCATAATCTTCAATATATTCACTATATGGATTATAGTCTACCTTATCATCTCTATCAGAATTTACTTCTGCCTTTAGAGAATCCAAAAGAAGTTCCAAATTACGAATAATCAAATTAACTCTTTCTTTTTCCATATACAAAATTACTTCATCGACATTATAGCATAAAAAAGAGGGTCTTGCGACCCCCAGTAAAGTTAAGTGCGATGATCGTCAACTTTGTGATGCAAACTTTCGTTCGATTTTGATACCACGATACATAAGATTGTGGTTACGAGTTGCGGTTTGCTCTGCTAACACAGCGGCTTTGTATGCCTCTTTATCGTACTGCTTACCACGATAAGTGATAGTAGTCATGATTTTACTCCTAAAGAAATGGGTTTTTTTTAAAAACGCCGTTCCTTCAGTCGTTTGCGTCCCATACACACTCAGGTACAGATTCCTTTACGGTCTCTACCAACTCAAGTTTGAAAACATTAGAGATATTCTCGTTTGCTCTCATCCTCAGCATAATAGCATCAGCTTGAGCACATGTGAGTGATGAATAGAACAATAGTTCTAGCATGGGATGAACGCTCCGTTCCGCGACTTACTTGCGTCAGAGTCTCCTCTGATGAACGATAGGTCTATTATAGACCCTGTACCTTATTTAGTCAAGAGGTTTCTGAAAATCCCTACAGACCAAAAAATTTCTGGAGATTTTTTCTCGACTTTTTTGGGATTATTTACGCTTTTTGGTTGGAGGTGATGGTTCCAATCCCCATAGTTTTGGATTGGTTCTTCCCATACCAAAGTCAATACCTTTTAGATCGTCACGAAACTTATCCCAGTACATATTAAAGATACGAACTTCTTTCTGACTACGAGTCAAATCATATCTCGTTTCCCCATCAATCACATAAGTGATTATCATGGCATCATAAGGACAATCTTTAGTAGATACTTGTTCCCAAGTTCCATTCTCTATCAGTATATCGCATCCATATACGGATTTGGAATTTTCTTTTTCTGATGGTGTCCATGAGGTCATTGACTGTTCCTCTTCTGTTTTAGTAGGAGCATCTCCCAATTGATTTGCCATAATTATGAACGATTTCCCCAAGTAATGTCTGGATATGCTTCACTTACAATTTCTTTCGTAATCTTATATTTCTCTGAAAGTTTTTTATCTTTACACAAACAAACAACTTCTGCCTCTAATGGATGAAGTCCCTCAAGAATATTAATGAACATCGTTTCACGACGAACACCACTCATGGAATCATTGCCACCCTTAAGAAAGTGATAGAAGTTTTTAAACTCTCTACGAATTGTAGTGTGTCCGTTCTTATCACTCGAACCCATAGAAAATGAATCCATTTCATGCATTCTACGAACTTCTTCTGTGATTTTAGTGCTCAGAGTTCCATTTGATGATGCCTGATCCTCAAATCCAGAATAAGGAACCTCTCCTTCAGGAAGCATAGAAATTATACTTTCATCAAAGTTCCAAATTAATGTTGCCTTCAAAGAAACATGTTCATACTTCTTCAGGACTTCAATCTTCTTTGCCTTGCTTCTCTGTTTGGAAACAAGATCCAAAACCTCAAAAACAAATGGATTCTTTGGAAGTTCCAGTGATACTGCCTTAGTCGTTGTCGTTTTCTTCTTCGTTACTGTCGTCATAGTTTTCAAAATTAAATGCGATTACTTCATCTGGGATAAGATTTCCTTGCTCATCAAACAATTCTGGATGCAATTTGGGAATTTCCCGATAGTTCATCATATATTCTCTGGCAGTCCAACCAATCATTAGACCCATCATGAGAAATAAAATAGTCAGAAATGAACCAAATACTAAACTAGTTGCTAACATTTTTCTTACTCCGGGATGTCTTGATAGAAAATTCAAAGTGAATATTTACTTTCCATCTCAGAAAGCAAACCATCTTTTCAAACATAATGTGAAATGGTCCTGTTTGCTTTCTCTTACCTCCATTGAGCAAGAATTCAATACCACGATTTCTGTGGTCTTCATTTTTATTTATGTTAAGACTTGATGACTTGTTGTTCTCTGAGGAATTTGATTGTGTCAACACATCCTCCTAATTTTTTATTGTCACATACTACTTGCGGAAAAGTAGAACCCCTACCAAATTTAGCATAGAATTCTTCTCGCGTAAAGTCTTCTTCAAGATTATAAGATACGAACTGTGTTCCTGTCAAATCTAGTAATTGTTTAATCTTGTGGCAGTGAGGACAATTATCTTTTGTGTAAACTTTAAAATTCATAAATTAATCTCTGATTAAAAAATAATTTCCAATTACAAGACAATCTATATCAATACTTTCAAAAGTTTTGATAGCATCTTTTGGATTCTCTATAATTGGTTCACCATTATCATTAAAAGAAGTATTTAAAAGAACCGGACAATCAGTTTCTTTGTTATATTTTTGAAGAAGTGTTGTAACTTCTGGATGCAACTTTTCATTTACAGTTTGAATTCTACATGAGAAATCTTTATGTGTGATCGCACCAAGTTTCTTTCTTTGATGTGGTTTTACTATCAGAGAGTATAGCATATATTCATTTGGATGTAAATCTATAAAGTATTCTTCTTGATATTCTTCAAGCATAATACCCGCAAATGGACGCCACTCTTCTCTATGTTTAATGCGAGTATTTATTGTCTTTTTATTTTCTTTTAATGATGGATTCATCAGAATTGAACGAGAACCAAGTGCTCTAGGCCCAAACTCTGAACGATTTTGAAACCATCCAACAATTTTATTATTAGAAAGAAGTTTAGAAACCTTCTCACACAGTTCTTCAAAGTCATCAAACTTCTTATAGTTTTTCCCTTCAAGTGCTTCCTCAATCTCTTCGTCACTATAAGTGCGTCCAAGAAGTGAAATATTATGTGGGAGAGTTACTTTTTCTTTTGCCTTAAAAACACCATAACATGCAGCACCAAATGATAATCCAGTATCGTCAGGAAATGGTGGAATATGCATATTCTTTACAATTTCATTCTTACGAATGACAGAGTTTGCGAGAATATTCAGAAACACACCCCCAGAAAGGCAAAGATTGTCATCAATATATCCTTGTTCTTTAAGTGTCTTCATATAAACAAGCATTCCCTGCTCAAAATTATGTTGAAGAGTTCTTGCTTTGTTCTCTGGACTCATGTTTCCATAAACATAGTCCTGTCCAGGAAAAGAATTGAATGTAACTGAAGGGATACCTTCGAAAGTTTGTCGATAATCTTTTTCAAACTCCTTCATATTACCATATGCCGAAAGACCCATGACCTTGCCACAGAATGTCTCACGATACTTTGGATCAGTAATATCAATTTGTTTCTGAACCATCTCAACATAAATTTGATATGCCCAAGCCCAATAATAATTTCCAAAGTTATTCATTTCAGGAATACCGGGATGATACCTAAAAATACCTTTTTCTTTATTAAAGTATCCTACAGAATGATTCTCTGTAGAAAAAGCATTGCCAGTAGAATTGAATAAAATAGATCCAGCATTATCCATCGTAATAAATGTTCCTTCATTGTAATCTGAAGAGAACACTGATGAATATGCATGACACATATGATGAGATACTATCTCAACTTTTGATTTTGGGAAATATCTTTTAAGTTTAGATTGAATAGTTTGATTAATATAATTCTTATAGAAGTTTGTATTTGCCATCGATGGAACGACAACTACATCAATATCTTCTTTAGAAAGATTTCCTGTCGATAAACAATAGTCTATCGATTTTCGTGGGAAGTTTCCATCATATTTAATACCAGTAAGTCTTTCTTCACTGATACTAGTTACATGATTTCCATTAGAAAATAAAGACACACTTGCTCCATGTGTCCAACTTTCATTCATTTGTTCTCTCAAACGAGGATTATCAGAAATTAAAACGTTCCATCCAATCGCACCATAAAGTCCAATAACATTCATTTATCAACTGCTTCTATAATTTTATCAAAGTTGAAGATTTCTTCGTCCTCATCCACATAAGGATACTCTGCTTCTACTCCAGTAAAATCAAAGTCAAACAAATAACTATTTGGAAGTTTAAAGTTGGCAGGTTTCTCTGCTTGAATATTGGTATGTATATCCCATCCAAAGACCTTTGGACTAGTTCCATTCCATAATACCACAGAAGGCAATTTCAATGCTGTTGCTGCGTGTTGTAGGCAACTATCAATAAGTATTCTCTTCTCACTATTCAGTAAGATACTTACAAGTTCCATATTACTCATTAGATCTTGAACTACTTCTACACCATCCAATGCTTCAGAAGAAGGTTTTTTGACTTGAAAAATATGATACTTATCAGAATAATGATCTACAAGTTTTTGTGCAAGTGCCACAGGCATATCTCTTGCCCATAGATATGGTCTCTGTTCATTATACATTCCACCATTAGTTTGAAGAACCATAATGGGTTTTTCGTTTGCACGACTTTCCCAAAATTCTTTTGCAATCTTTTTCTGTAAAGGATTAAATTTAATATCTGGCATTTCACCACGATATTCTAATCCATACATCTTAGACCAAGTTTGAATCAGAGGCAGTTTTTTATGAATATGATCAGTAGTGAAATAAGGTTCATTATGAAAAATTATTGAGTCCTCATTTTCAATATAACTTTGGTAAAAATAACTTGTATTACCAAGTTGATATACTCTATCTACAAATGGAAGATTTTGAAATATTTCAGACCAGACAGAAACAACAATCAGTTTCCTACTAGGAAAGTTGTTCTTGATGCACTTAGCAACCGCAGTGGCCGCAACGTGTTTTCCTAGGCCACCTTGGCAATGAAATATACAATACTTAAGTTTTGCCATAAAATTACCAAGGAGTTTCTTTATTTAATGTGAAAGGTGCTGGGGGATTAAGAACAGAATTTATCCAAGAAGTGTGTTGTGCAGTGACTCTTTCTTCTGCAAGTTGGTCTGCAATCCAACCCAATACAATCTCTTCAGTCAAGTCTGCAAATGCAACAAATCCTTCAGAATCTGGAATAACATCTTCAGAATTAACTTGATAATTTTCAAAACCTTCAATTGTAGTTCTTTCTACATCAGAATCATCAGAAGATACCCATTTAACTTGAATATCACAAACTATATCATTTCCATCATTTTTCACTTCGAGATTTTCAATTGTTCTTATGTGTGTAATTGCCATTGTATTTTAATTAACTCTCCATTATTTATTCGGATAATTTGAAATACATTTCTTTTCCTTCCATTGCTTGCTCTAAAGCGTGTGCATAAAGCCCAACAGCATGATCAATAACATCTGCTTTCGATGTTCCACTGGATTTAGATAGTTCTTCTAATTTTTGAAGAAAGGAGTCTTCGACGCGGATTTCAAAGCGTTTGGTTTTAATTGCCATTGTATTTTAATTAACTCTCCATTATTTATTTAAAGATAATAGTATTATCCTTTGTAATCGGTGCCTTTACCTTAGGGGTTACCGTAACAATATCAGGTGTTCCCCAAAATTCAAGTCTTCTTTTGTTTTGTTCATAAATATCAATAATTTCTTCTGGAAGAATTGATGCTGGTGGTGGAGAAGTTTTCTTGACCTTAGAACGAACCTGATGCATATCACTTAGTCCATAAGTTAACAAATCATCTTCCCTATGAATATTTGAGATTGATTCAAAGTCATGACCATAAAACTCTTCCCCAAGAAAATCATAGATGTCTTCCATTATTTTTTCAGGATTATCTACAAGATCATTATAGTCCACAAAATGCATTTTGTCACGTACATTTTGTTGGAATCCCATCATAATCGCATTCAGTGACTCATAAACAATACCACCATCATTTATAAGATACATACATCTATTTAAATCATTAATAGGTATATCATTTTTGATTAATTGTTCATCTACAAAATTAATTCTTGGTTGTCCTTCCTGAAAAGGATTTCGATGAATCATTGTTAGAATAGAAGTTAGAATCTCATCTATTCTACGAACTGGAACAAGAATCTTTGCCTGTTCTCCAATATATCCTTCAATATAAGGAACTCTTGCAGTCCATGCACGATTTTTATCAAAGACAACTGGTTGTTGAACATCACTGTAAAAATGATGTGGAATACTACCAATGATCTCTCTGACTTGATCTGGTTTTGGATATCCATGATACAACTCATTACCCATAAAGTCTTGCTCTACGGCAAACATTGCACCAAGAACTGGACTTGATGGTCCAGAATAAAATTTTGGATTTTGATTTAAGATTGAAGAAAGCAAAGTGCTTCCCGAACGGGGAAGCCCTGCCATAAAATAAAAAGTTTTATTCATTCACGATTCATTATTCTTGCCACTATATATTATACCATATTCAGTAGAAAATTAACTTTTTCTTCCAGTGAAGATAATCTTTCTTTGAGTTCTTGGTTTTCGACATCAAGTTCTTTGATTGCATTTACAAGGACAGGAAGTAAGTGCTCATGAGTAACACCCCACTTATCTATATTAGATTTTGATGCAATGATTGTTTCATCACCTTCAAGTTCTGCAACTTCTTGAGCACTGAATCCATATCTGACTCTTTCATCAGTAACCTCATTCGTTTCTCTATTCTTGAATGAATATTTGATAGGATTAATATTCTGTAAGAATCCTCTTCCATGAGGCACATCACCATAAACACACTTATCTCTAATATCAGAAATAACTGTCCATGCTACTTGTATTGCGGCACATGAATGATCTGCATTACCCATAACAATACAATTGCTACTTGTCGTCAGATTAATCAGTCCTGATGGAGTGCCTGATGTTTGACCGGCATTTCGTCCAAATGCAAGGTTATTACTACCTATTGTATTACTGCATCCTGCATTAAGACCAAAGAAGTTATTATTACTTCCAGTGATGTTGAAGTATCCTGCACCCTGACCTAAGAAGTTATTATAACTTCCAGTGGTGTTGCTTCGTCCTGCACCCTGACCTAAGAAGTTATTATTACTTCCAGTGGTGTTGGAGAATCCTGCACTATTACCAACGAAGAAATTAGAACTTCCAGTGGTGTTGCTTCGTCCTGCATAAGATCCTAAGAAGGTATTATTATCTCCACTAGTGTTGGACAATCCTGCTTTCGAACCCAAGAAGTTATTATTACTTCCAGTGGTGCTGTATCTTCCTGCTTTCGAACCCAAGAAGTTATTATTACTTCCAGTGGTGTTAGATTGTCCTGTATAATTACCAAAGAAGTTATTATTACTTCCAGTGGTGCTGCATCTTCCTGCACTATAACCCAAGAAGTTATTATTACTTCCAGTGGTGTTGGAGAATCCTGCACTATTACCTAAGAAGTTATTATTGCCTCCAGTGGTGTTGGATCTTCCTGCATTCGAACCTAAGAAGTTATTATAACTTCCAGTGGTGTTGCTTCGTCCTGCACTATTACCAACGAAGAAATTAGAACTTCCAGTGGTGTTTGCAAATCCTGCATAAGATCCTAAGAAGGTATTATTATCTCCACTGGTGTTGGAGAATCCTGCATTCTTACCAAAGAAGTGATTATGACTTCCAGTGGTGTTGGATCTTCCTGCACTATTACCTAAGAAGTTATTATAACTTCCACTGGTGTTGGGGAATCCTGCATAATTGCCTAAGAAGTTATTATGAGATCCAGTGGTGTTGGAGGATCCTGCACCATAACCAAAAAAGTTATTAGAACCTCCAGAACCAGAAGCACACTTACCGGCATAAGTTCCTAAGAAGGTATTATGTTGTCCAGTGACCGTTGCACATTGACCGGCACCACGACCGATCATATTGTTACAGGATCCAGTGGTGTTGGAGTATCCTGCACTATTACCAACGAAGTGATTATGAGATCCAGTGGTGTTGCATCTTCCTGCATCCTGACCTAAGAAGTGATTAAAACTTCCAGTGGTGTTGCATCTTCCTGCATCCTGACCTAAGAAGTTATTAGAACCTCCAGTGGTGTTGCATCTTCCTGCATTCGAACCTAAGAAGTTATTATTACTTCCAGTGGTGTTGGAGTATCC